TAATTGTTGGCTTTCATGGTTCCTCCTATTGGTTGATTCTCTTTGGGGTAGGTAAGCTTAAAACACTTACCTGCCTTTTTTATTTGTCATAACAAACGCTACAACTTGCTCGTTTTTCCTATCATCGAGGCTCCAAGGAGCTGCTTGCTTTGATATCTAAAATATAACACATGCATCGATATATGTCAACAGGTTATACTTAACAAAAGAAAATAAAATAATCTCTTGACGCCTAATCTTCTATCATTTATCGCTATAAACAACGCACAAGGGTAATCATGGCAGCACCAAAAGGTAACAAATTCGCAAAAGGAAATGAAGGGGGAAGACCTCCTAAGTTTGATCTTAAAGAAGAAGCAAAAGCACTTAAGGAATGGGCTGATAAGCCAGATTCTCTTGTTCTTCGCCTTTTCGCATGCGTGAGAAACTATTCAGGACAACAAAAGATCCATGAATATGCTCAAATGTCAAATGAGTTTCGTGATGCTCTTGATTATGCTCGTGTAAAAATAGGCGCAAGACGCGAAGAATATATTGTGAAAGGCAAAGGCCATCCAGCAGCCTTTCAGCGATATGCTGCGCTTTATGATCCTGACTTAAAGGCTCATGAGCTAGCTATGAAACGGGCAGACAATGAAGGCGTTCAAATAGTATTCATACCAAAAAGACCTTTTGACGATAATGACGATACACACAAGACGTGAAATCGAATATCCATTCCAATTTAAATGTCGCCCTTACCAGATCCCGGCTTGGAAAGCTCTTGATAAAGGGGCATCGCGAGTGGTATGTGCGTGGCATCGAGGGGCAGGTAAAGATTTATTTGCGCTTAATTATCTTATATGGCGGGCCATGGATAAGCCAGCAGTCTATTTGCATTGTTTTCCCAAATATAGCCAAGCTAAGAAATCGATCTGGTCAAGTGTTCATCAGACGGATGAGGGAAAAGCTATGGCCTACCTCGATCATTTCCCTAAAGAAGTCATAAAATATAAGAACAGCTCTGAAATGCGACTTGAGCTAATCAATGGAGCCATATACCAGGTTATGGGGTTGGATGGAAAGAATGCTACGCAGGCGCGTGGTATGAATCCAACGTTTGTAATACTTTCAGAATACGCATACATGGACCCAGAATCATGGTATACTATTGAGCCGCGCGTATCGCAAAACAAAGGGACAGCTCTTTTCTTAAGCACTCCTAATGGACAAAACCATTTTTATGATCTTTACAACTATGCTAAATCAGGCAATAGCAAAGAGCATTTCGCTAGCTTACTTAACATTGAAAATACTGGAATACTGGATACTTCACACATAGATAAACTTCGTTCAGAAGGCGTTCCAGAAGACTTTATCCAACAAGAATATTATTGCTCGTTCACTAGAGGGGCCGAAGGTTCTTATTATGGCAAGTTAATCCAAAAAGCACGCGAAGAAGATAGGATAACAATTAATTTGAAACCTCAATCAGATTTACCTTGCCATACTGCGTGGGATATTGGTATAGGAGACGCTGCGGCAATTTGGATATTCCAAACTCTTTCCAACGGGAGAATTAAGCTTCTACACTACTATGAGAACAGCGGGGAAGGTCTGGACCATTACATTCGGTATCTGGAAAACTGGAAAGTTAAAAACAACACTTTGTTTGGTGTTCATTACGTTCCCCACGACATGCGTAATCGTGAATTTACTTCCGGTGTTGACAGACTCAGCGCAGCGCGAGAAATGGGAATTGAGATGCAGATTGTACCCAAAAAAAGCATTGAGGAAGGCATTCAGGCTGTACGAAGCTTACTTCCGGACTGTGTATTTGACTCGCGTGAATGTAAAAAGGGTTTACAATGCCTAGACTTTTATCGAAAAAAATGGAATGACAACTTAAAGATTTATTATGATGAGCCATTGCACGATCAATGGAGCCATGGAGCAGACGCTTTTAGAATGCTTGCAGTGGGTATTAAAGCTTTTGGTACATCAAGTAAACGCTTAAACGCTGATCAAATCAAAGACATGAGAATGCGAAACTTAGGATATTAGATGAATATAAATATTGATACGATTCAACTTTACATGAAAGAGATAGAAACCAAAATCGATTTGATCAAAAGCGAAATCAACACACATGAATATGCCATTCAGCGTCTAAATAAAGAAATAACCACGCACAATTTTTTGTTAGAACAATATAAAAATGCTTTTAAATCAATAAAATAAGGTTAGAGAAATGCATAAAAAAATTATGGAAAGGGCTGCTAAAGCTCTTAAAAAAGATGCGGCTCATTACAAAAAAGAAATGAAGAAAGCAAAGACAAAAATCAAGAAAAAACATGAGCAAATAGAAGAGCACGAAGCCGAATCTGCTGCAAAATATCTTAAAAAGCGTGCAAAAAAAGCACATGAATACTAACATTGTATGTCTTAATTGCGAAGGAAAGAACTTCATTGCAAAGCTTATTGATGTAAAAATAGAAGGGATGCAATGCAAACGCCCTGGATGGGTATGTATTGATTGTGGAAAGGAATTTATGGACTCGCAACAAATGGATAAATGCTTAAAGATAGGAAAGAAAAAATGATAACAACATGTTTAGTTTGTATTGCGGTAGGAATTTGTATAGGTTGTTTGGTAGAAATCATTTATCAAAGAAAATTATTAAAATTATATGTTCAAGCTCAATTTGATGTAATCGTTAGAGATGAAGTGAAAAAAGCTGTTCACGAAATGTTTGTCACACATGTTGATGAACCGGAAACAATAGAAGATTCGCCTTAAAATAATTTAGCGAAAGATATTTTAAAACTCTAAGAGATGCTCAACTTTAAAAAAAATAAATGAATGGTTTGGATTTATTTAGCGGCATCGGAGGACTCAGCCTCGCACTTTCAGAATGGGTCAGACCAATCGCTTACTGCGAAATCGAGCCTTATTGTCAATCTGTCCTGTTATCAAGAATGGCTGAGCAAAAAATTCAAGAATCCCCCATATGGGATGATATACGAACCTTTCCAGCAAACGAATTCGTGGGACTTGGGGATATTATCTACGCCGGATTTCCATGCCAGGGAATTAGTGTTGCAGGACTTGGAAAAGGCTTGAAAGATGAGCGAAGCGGGTTATTTTTCGAGATCGTGCGCTTGGCCAAAGAAATCAAGCCCCGATTCATATTCCTTGAAAATTCAAACGTTATCCCAACAAGGGTAGGAAAACAAATTATTGAATCGCTTACCGGCATCGGGTTTAGCTGTAGGTGGATTGTTAAGGAAGCTAGAGAGGAAGGTGCGTTCCATATTAGAAAACGCTGGTATTGTTTGGCCTACGCCAACGGCGAGTCAAGCGCAGAAACCAATAAGAAAACCGAGCCCCTCAAGAGTGAAGAAAGAACATGGTTACGATCTTCAAGACAAAATAGGGGAAATTTATCCCGAATTTATTGGCAAGAGAATAAATCCCCAATTCTTGGAATGGATGATGTCATTCCCTTTAGGGTGGACAGAGCTAGAGCATTGGGCAATTCCATATGTGTTGAGCAAACAAGGAAAGCATTTAAAGAACTAATGGGTATTGATTAATAATTACCCTATACGTATGATGGGGTAATGTAAAGAAAAGATGATCCAATTCAGTGAATTGTAAAAATGTCGTTGATTTAATGTAGCTTCTTTTGATATGATTCTTTACTTTCAAAAAGATGTCGTAAATGTCAAAAGAAAGAGCATTATCAATCAAATCAAGAAAAAAGAGCTTGCAAAGTCTGTCAAAAAAACTTTATATGTTATTCATACTCGAAAACATTCACATGTAGCCAGTCATGTGCGGTTAAACATACTTGGAATAAAAAAAGGAGTATTGAATGACATGGCCTGTAAGCAATCCAATCGCTAGAGAATTGGACGACTTCTAAACTTCTGGGGTCGATAAATCCCTGGTAATGGACTTGAAACCCTTAGCGAGTGATGTCGAAGGCAACAAGGCGCAAGCAGTAACAACGTGCAGCGTGAACGTAGCAAGCCCAGGGACATGCTAAAAGCATGATGCGGTGCTCTGAACACTATAGAAATATAGTGAGGGATAAGTAGAGAAAGTCCCCGCTTAGTTAACTAAGTCATAAAGTAACAGAATAAACGGGAAAGAATCACAAGCATTATGGCAACAGTGGTAAAATATTTACTGCCACTTAATCCGCTCTGATTGAGGTGGAAACCCTAACGTAAAGACGAGGGTGACACTGCGCAAGGGTAAAGCCAGCGTAAACGACTGAGGCGAGTGGACATCGAAAGATGAAGCGACAGTCTGAACATTGTGGAAACACAATGAGGAGGGAATAACAAGACCTCCCGCCGTAGTTAATTAATATTACGGTTAATAAAGTAACAGAAAGGGTATGAAGCTGATTTAGATACGAAAATGATGACCGGACAACAAGACTACTTCCCTTATACATTCGGGGGTCTATAAACCTTCTTTAATTGACTCGAACACCTAAACCAAATGGCAGGGCAACGAGGGGCAAGCAAGGAAACTGTGCAGCCTGAACGACTAAACAAGAGGGACGCTTAATGCGTACGTAATAGTCTGAACACATGTCGAAAGCATGTGAGGAAGTGCCGAAGAGCCTTCCCGCTATTGATTATTTCAATAGTCTTAAAGTAACAGCGTGGGAATACATTTTATAACATCAATTATCGAAATCAGAAAATTCTGATGTTCAATAAGATCCTTCGCATCATCAACATGATCGGAGGATATCAACGCGACAATAGGTTGGCAACGGTAGTAATTCCCGGTGACAATGATCCCGATCAAGGCGTGACTGCCGATGATCTTACTACAATCATGGGATGGATAAAACGCCAAGATCACACTTATAATAAGATTTCAGAGTGTTTTGACGGTTCAAACACATGTGGTTTAAATCTCATGCAAGTATGGATGGACTATCGAGAAGATCCTGAAAATGGGGAAATTCGCACTCGCCGTATCCCTTTCAATGCATTCTTGATGGATAATTACTGGACGCAAGCAGATCTTAGCGATTGCAATCGTGTGTGGACAAGAAATTACGTTACAAAACGACAATTAACAAGTCTGATTCCTGATATTGAAAAAGATGTTCCTTATCTTGGTAAGGGATATGCCGCCAAGGATGGCAAGTTTCAGTTTCTTGCTCAAAATTGGTATCAATATCAACAAGAAATGTATGCCTATGATGAATATTGGGTAAGAGACTATCGAGAAACGCAAAAAGTGCTCGACAAAACGACTGGAGAAGTTATCGAATGGACTGGAAATCGTGAGCAATTTAAGCTTTTAAGACAGTATAATCCAAATGTTGAGTTAATCAAGGCAACCGTTCCAACAATCAAGTTAAATGTTCTTGTAAATAACCATCTCATTTATGAAGAACAACGACCTTGGGGCTTGGATCGGATGCCTTTTGTTCCTTTCAGATGTTATCATTTTCCAGAAGTCCAAAATTATGCATATCGATACCAAGGCATCGTAAGAAATATCAGAGACAGTCAGATTGAATTAAATCGTCGTCGAAATAAATTATTAGATATTCTTGACGCACAGGTGCAAAGCGGAATAATGGTAAAAGAAGACGCTCTTGTAAATCCTGAAGATGCTTTTATGCAAGGGCCTGGAAAGGTCATGTATTTTAAACAAAGCGCAAATCTTGCAACAGATGTCTCACCATTTCCAGCACCGCCAGTAGCTGCAGGTTGG